CACACAACACCGGGTATTGGAACCTGCCGTGGGAGATCGAGGCGCATAGACGTGAGAAGATCTTGTACAACGAATTCATGAGACAGATCAGAGGCTAAAATGGCAACCATTACGACGGACGTGGAGGTCGATCTTGATGACTTTGCCACGTGGGAACTGCGTGAAGAGTTAGAGTACCGTGGCTACTACGTGACGGGTGAGGCTGATATCGAGGACCATATCGAGAAGGCTGATGATGACACGTTAGTGACTGAGTTGATCGCTCGTGGATACACCGTGTATGGTAAAATGGGTGATTTGCCGTGGGAGTTATATCAGGCATATCTGTTAGAGAGTGAGAAGGACTTTCGTGAGACAGTCGCTAAGATTTTGAGTGAGAATGGATACCGACCGTAAGATGTCTGCATATGAGTGTTATAAGGAATATCTGGCGCTGAAGAACCATTTCCAGCGACCGGACTTCGACTATTTCAAGTACAACGGCAAGACGAGTGGCAACGTCAATTCCTTCTCGAAGAGGAAGGATCGTCTGTTGTTTGAGAAGCTTGCGAAGCATGAGGACCCGCGTGGGTTGATGTTGTCTAATCTGGTCCATGACAATCGTAAGTGGATCAGGGATATGGCGTACAGTGAGGCTGCGCAGAAGATCTATATGGATTGGGCTAAGCGACAGCAGAGTCTGATGTATGTGTTTAAGCAGGATCTGTCTCGACTGAGACCGGATTTCAACAGTAATCTGGTGGTGGGGGCAGAGGAGAGTCACCCGTACCTGTTGCGTGCGTGGATGAAGGGTGAGGTGAGTCTCGAGACTGTGGTTATCTTGGTCGATATGACCGGGTGTGGAGTGTACTGGCGTCGAGAGATGCAGTATGATCCGGTAGCGGAGGATATGATGAGTAAGATCGAGAAGTATCGTCCGTTTGTGAAGTACGATCGGGAGAGGGCGAGGAAGGTCGTGATCGATACCTTTGCCGACTCGTATAAATAGTGTGGGTGTCATGCCCTAATACGACCAATACATATCAATACAAACAATACGGAGAATATCAATGGTAGATTTTAGTAAGCTTAAGGCCATGTCTGGCAAGCAATCCCTCGATAAGATGACCACGGAAGTCCAGAAGATGATGGGTGGTGGTCAGAGTTCCAATGACAAGGACGACCGATTCTGGTATCCGAACGTCGATAAGGCGGGTAACGGGTATGCTGTGATTCGTTTCCTTCCTCCTCCTCCGGACGAGGACATGCCGTTTGTGCGAGTGTTTTCTCATGGTTTCAAGGGACCGACCGGTTCGTGGTACATCGAGAACAGTCTTACCACTCTTGGCAAGCCCGATCCCGTGGGGGAGTATAACTCTCAGTTGTGGAACTCAGGTATCGAGGCGGACAAGGAGATTGCTCGTGCTCAGAAGCGTAAGCTGACCTTCATCAGCAACATCTATGTCTTGACCGATCAGCAGAATCCCGAGAACGAGGGCAAGGTATTCTTGTTCAAGTACGGTAAGAAGATCTTTGATAAGTTGAACGACATGATGAATCCCCAGTTCCCGGACCAGTCGGCAATGAATCCCTTCGACCTATGGTCTGGTGCTAACTTCAAGTTGAAGATCCGCAACGTGGAAGGGTACCGTAACTACGACAAGTCTGAGTTCTCTCCGGCATGTCCACTCTTCGAAGACGACTCTCAACTCGAAGCAGTATGGAAGAAGGAATACTCCCTCCAGGAATTCCTCGCCCCATCCAACTTCAAGTCATACGACGAACTGAAGTCCAAACTCCACCGCGTCCTAGGTCTGGACGGTATCACCAACTCCAAGTCTAACGACGTCCCGTGGGGTACAGATCCGGCACCGACATTCAAATCTGCACCAGCACCTAAGATCCAAGCCGCTGAGACAGAAGACGACGACGACGAGTCGATGGAGTTCTTCAAGAAGTTAGCCAGCGGCTAATACAGTATCTCTGTATCGAGAGAAAAAACCCATCGGGGCAGGCACACCACCTGCCCCTTTTTTTGTATCTGTAATCTGTATGCATATGCTTGCACCCACTGCAGGATGGAGGAGAATAGGCTGTCCCATGCAGCTAATAAAAAAATCGTTAAAATTAAATCCCGTGTGCTGCGAGTGTGATGCGGTGGGCAGATCAGGGGGCGGCTGGGTAATCAAGAAAACGAATTACTGAGGCGGTAATGAGTGTATCATGGTCTGTTACAATGCCGAATACGGTGCCGATTACGGCCGATTACGTTACATTTGTATCAGTGTACACTTTTAGATACAAAAAAGTAGATTTGTAACACGTTTTAGGGGTATACAGGGGCAGGGTTACTTGATAAGATAGGGACATAATCAAAGAGGGTAACAACATGCAACTGCAAATGATCTATACTGAATTCAAAGCACTCGATACTGCCCAGGGCAAGGTCGAATACTTGACTTTCCTTAAGGGATTGAACCTCCCTTATGAAATCAACTATGATAACCTCATCCTATACTGGGGAAAGCAAGTATAGGCCCAGCAACAAAATGTTGCCTGCAAGCAACAAAGGCATGTACAAGTTCTTGAGAACTTGATAAGATACAGAAATGGGCCGGTGTGCCCCTACAAGGAGTCTCAATAATGAAACGTGGTGAAAAGTCTGCTACCGTCGTGGCTATCATGGAAGCTAACCGTGACAAGTCTTATGAAGTGGTCTCTGGTATGATCGAAGCTAAACTCGGCATCACCAACAAGGCTGCGCGTGCTTACTTCCAGCACATGGTCCATACCGGTAAGGTCACTGGCATCGTGGTTACCTGGGGTCGTGGTAAGAAACTCGACTCTACTCCTCGCAAGGCTACTGCCAAGCGCACTAAGGTCGCTAAGGTCGTGACTGCTACGCAGAAGTCGGCCGACGAGATCGAAGCTATCAAGGCTAAGAACCTCGAGACGATGCGCGAAGTGTCCGCGAAGCTTAAGAAGAAGAAGGTGCGTGACTACGCTCCTGGCAAGACAGCTTCTCCGGAAGGCGAAGGTGTATCTGACTTCGACCCGCAGCTCGCTCGGGAAGAGATCGACGCTATCCTCCGTGACGAGAAGCTGATCGGTCAAGTTCCTAAGTTCGCTCAGGGCGACTACTGAGAAGGATAGACAGATGACTCGCATCTCCACCAACTACCTGTGCACGGTGACCGACTTGAAAGACAAGCGGATCACCGGCGCTAAGCAAGAGTGTCGCGTACAGAACGCTTACCGTCGTGCTCGTGAGTTGGCTGGAGTCGAGCCACCTGCCTACGACATGCACACTCTACCACAAGAAGCTTACTATAAGCGACTTCGTGTGGTCGTTCGCGGTCGACTGGGTAAACACAACAAGCACGCTCACCTGTATCGTGTAGGCGGTGAGCACTGGCGTCCTTCTGCTATGGACATCCGTCCAGAACACGCCACACGCTTTGATGTCTATCTGGCTGACACCTTGGTCCTTCGTAAGCGGGCAGTGCCCAAGTAAAGATACGTCCAGTCTCGTAGTGACCGAGCCATGGTGCTGACGGAGAAGCACCGACGTAGGAGGCCACCGGTGGGTTTTTATAAGATTTTCCCCGCCGGTGGCCCTGTTACATTTGTATCAATGTACACTTGTCGAAACAAAAAAGTTGATTTGTAACACGTTTTGCCGGTTTACTTTGTCTCCAGGTCCTGGTATAATAGGCCTATCAAATGGAGAAAGACATGAACCAGTACGAATCCTTCCTCGACAACGCCCGCCTCGAACGCGCTAAGGAACGTGCAGCTAAGGAAGAGCTGATCGCTGCAGTCGCCCTGTACGAAGTCCTCCTGGGCAACTACGAGTTGCAGCCCGACAATCACTCGTCGAAAGCGCTGAAGGACTTTCTCAAGAAGTGGCCGAACATCGCCTCCTACGACAGTCGTGGCAACTACGTCGGTCGTGTCTCTCTCGAGAATGGATGGGTAGCCTAATGACTCCTTCAGACGTCTTCATCATCTTCGCTCCTCTGCTGGTATTCGCTTTCGTCATGTCGATCCTGGCTGTCTTTGCTCATATCTACGGAGACTACTAATGAAGTACTTTGAAAACACAGTGAACCAGATCGTCCGGGAAGCTATCGCTTCTGGCGAGTTCTCCAGCGAGTTCTTTCAGGGGACGCTTTTCCTGAACGCTACTGAGGACAACGCTCGCGCTGCTTTCCATCGACTCACTGAGTACTGCGGCCTCGGCCACGTGCTTCTCACCAAGATCACTCACGGAGAATACGCTTATGACTTCGTTTGATTATGGCATGTACAGCAACATCGGCAACGAAGCTATCCATGGCATCGTTCGCCAGGCAGAGATCATGAAGTATACCTGGCCGCAAGTCCAGAAAGCGCTGATCGACCTGTCTTATCGCAACAAGGACTTGTTCGGGGAAGCTTTCGATACGGAAGTCCGGGAGTGTGTCTACAAGGCACTCAAGTTCACTACCCCTTTCTATAGCTGAGGACAATATCATGACAAATCAAGAGATCGCAGAACGCATCCGCTTCAAGCTCTTCGCTGACCGTGAGACATTGACGGAAGCTTTAGACTACGCCTTCTCGGTGTTTCGTAGTCTGGGACCTAACGAGATGGCGGCTACTACTGCCATGATGGTCGTCCTGAACACAGTCGCTAAGGAACTCATCAAAGGAGAGAAAGAATGACTGCATTCGAACGCGCTGAACTCTTCGCTGCTGTCTTCCAGGCAGTACTCTATGCAGGAACGCTGATCGGTGGGGCTGTCCTCCTGTCGATGGCTTACCAGTCCTGGGAGTACGGTTGTGGGATGGCTTGCCTGGTACTGTTTCATGCTATGCGCACTGGAGACTAAGGTTTACAAACTGCTGAGGAAGCGGTATAATAGACCTATCACTGGAGAGATAAGATGAACGACTTGCTTGATATCGCTGATCGCCTGGACAGTCTGATCAACATGGCTTGGGAAGCTGGTTGGTCTCGTAACCATTTCATGAAGGAAGTGATCGACTTCTCTAACCAGCTTCGCGACCAGGCAGACGACTTGGCGGAAGCTTACGCTCGGGAACACGATCAGATGGACTACGACCTGCACGCTTACGCGGAGGGCTATCATGGTTCATGATCCTGAGTTGGTCATCGCTATCTGGGAGAACGAAGTCGCGGAGGTAGAAGCTTTGCAGGCGAAAGGTCTCCTGACTAAAGAAGAGGCAGACTCTAACCTTCGCTTCCTGAAGAACTGGATGCAGGACGCTTTAGAGAACGGACTTACGGAGACGGCTGATGGCAGAGAGTTGGACTGAGACTTGGGAAGGTGTGACTTACACTGTTCGTCACGGCTGTCCTTTCGATCGCGGCATGTCTGATAGCTGGTACAGCAGGAAGGTAGCTCCGCACTACTACGTCGGAGACACCGGGTCTACTAAGCGGATCGAACGCGCTGATATGACTGAAGAGCAAGTGGCTGAGTACATTGCCGGCTACGCTTTCAACGAGTACCTCGGCGGGAAGAAAGATTATGGACATTAAGACTAAGTACGCTGTCGGAGAGACTTTCTGGGTGCCTCGCGTTCTGAAGAACGTAGAGAAGCAGGAGTTGACTTTCGAAGGAGAGACTTGGTACAAGGACGAGGTCAGCTACTGGGCGTTCGCTAAGCTGAAGAAGATCGTCTGCATCGATATCCATGTAGGTCGTCAGGTCAACGTAGTCTACGGGGTAAAGAACGTCCTGGACGCAGACAACGACCTGACTAAGCACTACCCGGAAGCTAACCTGACCATGTACTCCGAGGAAGAAGCTATGAGGATCGCTAAGCAGTACGCTGCCGAGGAGAAAGAGTACTATGGAACGTAAAGCTATCTGGAAGTTCGGACCGTTGCAGCCTGGTGTTCCAAAGAAGATCATCGGTCGCCCTCTGTATGTAGATATGCAG